AGCGCGCGGTCCATGCTTCCTGCGCATTGTCATACGCAATAGCCGCACCTTCGCTCTTCACCGGAGCCGCTGCAAAGCCCGACAGCTTGGTTTCTTCTTCGAAAGAACGCTCGGAAGATTCAGTTTCGTAAATCTCCTTGTGCTCTTCGCCATATCGCTTGTACTCCAGACCAAACAGCGCATTAAGGCCGGGCAGGAGTTCCTTCAGAAGTTGGGAACGTGAAATAGCCATTGTTAGTAACTCCTAAACCTTAGACGCCAAGCGGGTTGTAGTACGAGTGGACGCCATGGTTAAACTTGACCAGCACTTCGGGATACGTATCGTCCGGAGTAATAATGTCCACGATACGCATAGCAAGCGTGGTCGTAGAAGCACAAGAACCCCAGTTAGAGCCCGTATCCAGTGCGGTAGTCGCCAAACCAGTCGTAGCACTACCAGAGAAGCCAGTCAGCGCAGCGTTCTGACCAATAGCGCCACGAGCGCCGTTAGTCTTCGAACCCACAGCCGTAGCGGCCTGAATCGAGTAGAGCTGATCCGGGTCGTCGTTCACACGAATCCACACATCGGTATAACCCGAAGTAATGGCACCAGACGGCAGATACTGCGAAAACAGCGGCTGCTTGGTATCCGGCGAGATGTAACGAACGCCCACGCACACACCCAGAATACCCGCCGTACCGTCAGCCGACGTAGCAGTGTACTTGGGGGCTACAGGAGTAGCAGAAATCGGCGTAGGAACACCATTGGTGTTCATATAAATGACAGCGCCCGTGTAATAAGCCGCAGCGACGTTGCTGGGAAGCTTAAACTCACGAATCACGCCGCCATTATTGGATTGTCCACCGACCAAATTGATCGGCTTCAGCCCAAAAGGGGTAGCGGTATTAGCCATTGAAGACTCCTAAACTAAATTATTTGTTGAGACCCCTACCGAACGTAACCTGCGTCTTCTTGTCTTTGAAGAGAGGCATACGGGGGTCATTCTCGCGCATGAAGTTATTATCGACAGCCTGAATCTCGGCTTCAGTCTTGTTCCTATAATAAGCATCACGCTGGTCAGCAAACTCTTGTGGCATCTTGCAGAGAACGAGTCCTCCGGTCTCGATGCCGTCCTTGAACCGACTATTGGGATCGGCCATGGTAAATGCCTCGGGATGATCCGAAGCTTTGACGGGTTCCCAACCTTCTCGGAATTTGGACGAGATGTTGTTTACGTCGGCGACACCCATGGTGCTAGCACGAACGTAGCGATATGCGTACCCGTTTTCGTGGTTGATTTCGGGCAGCAAACTCGGAGGAGCCCAGCTTCTTGGGCGGGAGGCAGCTTCACGAGTCTCGTTTTCTCTACTTGTTCGGTTATCAGACATTGAGGTCACCCAATTTAATTAGTTCGCGAGCATACTGCTCGGGAGTTAGACCGAGACGTTTAGCCAAACTCACTTGAGTCTGGGTAAGACGCACCTTCTGCGGCCCTGTAGTTCTACGAGCTGAAGCTACCACTGTAGCGGGTCCCTTCCTCTCGGAGTTTTCACTCTTGAACCTTTCGGGAAATCTCTGCCGGATCTCTTTGTCGATACGGGCATAGTAATCATCCGAAGTAGGGTCCATCCCTTCACTTACGAGTTCTTCGTGTAGACCGTAAGCAAAGGCCGTCATCTTTCTATTCTCCCCGAACCAGCTATTGCGTTCTTGCCACGCAAGGGCTTTAGCATCGGGTTTTGGAACAGGAATTTCCTGTTCGTTCTGGGTTCTATGTAGCGGATAATCAGGGGCTTGTAAAGACTGCTCAGGGAAATTGTATACAGGCTGGTAAGATTCAGCCTGCTGCAACTTCATCTTGGCCCCCATTAATTTCTCTTGGGCCTCAGCAATCTTATCGGCATCTCCAGAATCGTAAGCGTCCTTAAACTCTCGCTTTGCGATCTCAATTTCTCTTTCATAAGCCTGTTTAGTGGTGCCCATAAGCACCTGTTCACCGCTACTCAGGTTCTTTTTAAGAGACTGATTCTCTTCCGCAAGCCTCCGGGCAACCCGAATAGCCTCGTCACGCTCCCGCGCAGCAGACTCCTTGGCTCGCCGCTCGTCATGCCAGACCTTCTTAAGCTGCTTGGCTTTCTCCTTAGAAAACTCATCCAGCTCGTCATATTCGAGGTTTTTGACGATTTCCTCGGGCATAGGCTCCCGGCCACGGTCCTCTTCAGGCGTATCGTCTTCAATCTCTAATTCGAGTTCGTCATTAAGTTCAGTAATTTCAATACCTTTATCTTCACCGCTCATAAGTACCTCCAAATATTAACCGCGAGAAATTCCGCGAGGATCTTCCACCACTCCCTCAACAGAATCATCGTTGATAAGACGGAAAGCTCGACCGTGGATATTCAACCGAACTCCAGCAAGTGGGCGAACAAGAATAAAATCTCCTTCCTTACAATAAGGACCAGAAGGAAATCTAGATTCGTCTTTATAACAATCAGGCCCCATTTTAACTACAAAAAGAACTGTGGCCATCAATTCTTCATTACGAATCGTCTTGTCAGCTTTAATAATCCCGCTTTCATACCTATCTTCGATCTCAGGAATTGCGCACAGGATTCTGTATCCAGTGGGATCAGGCAGTTGCGATGCCTTCGTTTCCTGAGTCTCTTCGAGGGTTTGTACCTCTTGTGCAGTCATTTAGTAGTCCTCTAAGTTGCGTTTAAGATCTTCAATTTCACCCTTTGCCTTTAGAAGCCCGTTAAGTACCCCGCAGACATACCTATACTCAGCGTAATCTGTGGCTACCCCAGCCGCTAAATCCTCTGACGCGTTCTGATACATTTCTTTCACGCGTTCCAAAACCACATCCAAAACATCCATTATTCTTCCTTCTTAGGTACTTGTTTTTGTTGGGGCGCTTTGTTGCCCTTTACCGCCTGCATACCCATCTTGGCTCCCTCGATGTACTGCTTGACCTCCAGATCACGCTCCTTGCGGCGACCCTCTTCCTCAACCTTGGCGGTATCTACAACCAGCTTGGCTTTCTCCAACTCAAGCTTGGCCTTATCGATCTCAATCGCGGCCATCTCTTTCTGCGCTTTGATCTCCAGCTCTTGCTTCCTCAGGTTTAGCTCTTCTCGCTGAATGATGTTCAGCGGGTCTTTCTCTTCCTGCTGCTGTTGATTCTGCTGCGCCTCTGCAAGGTTCTTCTGCATAAGCTGGTCTGCGGCTTGAGCAACCAACCGGGACAGCGACACCTCTACATCCTCCGGCAACTTCTGGTCTTCGGGAGGAAGCGGAACACCCAACTGCTCCTCGATTTTCTTCCTATACATGAACGCAATATGCTCGGAGATATGCGCCGCTCCCGCTGCCATCATGGCTTGCGCATTAGGATTACTCTGCATCAGCTCTTGGATTTTCGGATCCTGAGCAAACGCCATGTGGGTCTGGATATGCGCCTCATGGTCTTGGTACAAAAACGCTTTCACCGGCTTGTTCATCAGGATCCGCATGTTCTCGGACACCGGATTCTCAGGCTTGACCTCATCCTCGGAGGGCAACACCTTGTTGATGTTCTTCACCCCCAACGCACCCAACATCTGACGATGCAGCTCCTGCATGTCGTACATCTGTGGCGCAGTCTGAGCCAACTGCATAACAGCCTGATACTGCACAACCTTTTGCGCCATGGTGCTGGCGTTAGGGTCGGACACCGGCATAACCTCAACCATGTCGTAGTCAGCCTGCTTGGCCTTGCGTCCACCTTCGCTCGGCTCGTAGCTGTACTCTTTTGGCGTGAAGTCACGAATAAGCGCGGCGAGGAGCCTAAACTCCCGTTTCATCGCGTAGTGGATGCGAGCTTGCACAGAACTCATTACCTTGAGTGTGCGCTCCAGAATGGCCAGCGTTGTGCCCACCGGAGACTGCGCGGACATATCAGACACCTTGAGATCTGACGTGGATGCGAACTTGCGCCCTTCCTCCACGATAGTGCCCAGAAGCTGATACAGCGTCTGACTCGGCTCCTTGTACGGGAGCGTCATGATGTTGTCTTTAATAGTCCCCGACGCTACGTCTACATCCCTGAACTCTCCCGGGGAGATGGGTGTGT